TATGCCGACCTTGCCATTCGTGGTGAGAAAAACTAAATAACAGGACAATGGAAGTTTTCACCGTGGAAGAGTTTCAAGAGAGGTTTGATGAACTGATGGAACGTGTTGAAAATGGAGAGAGTTTAGGAATCGTCAACGAAGACGGGCAGGCAGCAGTGATGATGCCCGCAGACGAGGAGATTATACGAATACACACCGAGTTAAACAACGAAGCCCCTTGAGGGAGTGTAGCTTAATCGGTCAGAGCGCCCTGCTTATAACGGGGTAGTCTGGGTTCAATTCCCAGCACTCCTATTGCTCCTTTAGCTATCTGGTGAAAGCACCCGACTCATAATCGGACACAGGTCGGATCGTAACCGACAGGGAGCACCTAACACTTGGCGGTGTAGCCCAATCGGCAGCAGGCAGTTGACTTAAAATCAATACAGTGCGAGTTCGAATCTCGCCACCGCTATCAAAAATAAATATAAGATATGGGAGTCAAACCCTATGTCTTATCGCATTGACCACGCATATTGCTGGTATAATAACGGCAGTATGATTGTGAAAATGTATTTCATCAATCACGTTCCTTTCACATTTGATGAAATGCCAGAAGGTCATTTGCAAGATGAAGACTTATGTAGACTAGCAGATCAGAATAGATCGTTTGAAATAGAAGACTTATATCAAACTTCTTTCTATCTTATAGCAGAAGAAGCGCATCCTTGTCTCTTTCCAATGGATCTAGAAAACCCAGAAGATATGCCAGATGATCTAGAATATGAATATAATGAGGAGGATTTGCTGGGATAAATACTATTGCTTAATCGTGGTTGTTTAAGCAAAGAGTGGGAGCAGAAATGCTCCTTTTCTTATATAAATATTTCTAACCACGATTAAAGCAGATGGAATACTATACTTACGCTTATTTACGTGAAGATGGAACACCTTACTATATTGGTAAAGGTAAGGCAGGAAGAATTACTAATACTTTACACAGAATTGCAATTCCTAAACAAGAGGAAAGAATAATTTATTTAAAGAAAAATCTTACCGATGAAGAAGCAAGAAAGCACGAGATTTATATGATTGCTATTCTTGGTAGAAAAGATTTGGGAACAGGAATTTTGAGAAATATGACTGATGGTGGAGAGGGATGTGCTGGTAGGATTTTAAGTGGAGAAACTAAAAAGAAGTTAAGTGAAGCACATAAAGGTAGAGTATTTACAGAAGAGCATAAAAAGAAATTAAGTGAAGCAAAGATGGGAAGGAAAAAAAGTGATAAATGGATTGAAGTAATGAAAGGTAAACATAGTGGCAAAGAAAATCCCGCATATGGAAAAAGATGGTGGACTAATGGAATAGAAAGTAAATTATGTAAGGAATGTCCTGGAGAAGGATTTATTTTAGGTCATAGTATTCATAAAAGGAAATGATTTTTGTCATTAATAAATAAGTCATAGAAAAGATTTTACGGGTGCCGAATCTTGGGATTAAATAAGTTAGACAATTTTATTAAGAATACTGAAGGTCGTATTCTTTATGTCAATCCAAACGACCTTGATTCTACAGATAGTATCGAAAATCAAGGTAATTCTCTTGCTCGTCCATTTAAGACTATTCAGAGAGCACTGTTAGAAGCAGCAAGATTTTCATATATTAAGGGTGATAATAATGATTTAGTAGAAAAAACAACCATTCTTCTGTTTCCTGGCGAACACTTAATTGATAACAGACCTGGTTTTGCAATTTATAATAATGGCGGAGCCAAAGCGGTAAATAGAGCAGGTGGAGAGTCAATTGCATCATCAGTTTTTTCTTTAGGTCTAGATTCTAATTTTGATTTAACACAAGAAAACAATATTCTTTACAAGTTCAACAGTTTTTACGGTGGTGTTGTTGTACCTAGAGGAACTTCAATCGTTGGTCTTGATTTAAGAAAGACCAAGATTCGTCCAAAATATGTTCCAAATCCAACAGACTCATTAGTATCAAAATCTGCAATTTTTAGAATTACAGGTGCTTGTTACTTCTGGCAGTTTTCTTTATTTGATGCTGATTCAAGCGGATTAGTTTATACAAATCCAGATAACTCAGGTTCAATTTATCAGTCTACACCTAACTTCTCTCACCATAAACTTACTTGTTTTGAGTTTTGTGATGGTGTGAATACCATTGGTTCATATGGTCTCACAGACCTTGACATGTATTATAGCAAGGTCTCAAATGCTTATAATGCATATCGTGAAATTGACCAAAAATATCCAAGTAGTCCTCTTGGATTTGCAAAGAAAAATTCAGAATGGGAAATTGTCGGTGCTTTTGCAACAGACCCAATCTCTATTAGCACAATTGTTTCTGGTAACGGTACAGTATCTTCATCGATTGTTACAGTTACAACTACATTGCCACATGGTCTGAATGTAGGAACTCCAATCAAAATTAAAGGAGTTTCTTTTGATGCTTACAATATTTCAACAACAGTTCAGAATGTTTTAAGTTCAACTTCGTTTACTTATTTCCTTCCTTCAGTACCATTAATTCCAAACCCAAGTGGCACAGCAACGGTAACTGTTGAAGTTGATACAGTTTCTGGTGCTTCTCCATATATTTTTAATATCTCCTTACGTTCAGTTTGGGGTATGCAAGGTATGCACGCGGATGGAAGCAAGGCATCTGGTTTCCGTTCAATGGTTGTGGCACAATTCACGGCAGTTTCTCTTCAAAAGGACGACCGTGCATTTACAAAGTATGATAAACTATCAAGAAGTTATCAATATGTAGATTATACCACTGCCACTGGTCCTGATTTACCTAGTGGAGCATCACAGACAGATACAAATAAAGTTTATCACTTAGACTCTGATGCCATCTATAGAGATGGTTGGGAAACAAGTCACATTAAAATTACCAATGACGCATTCCTTCAGATTGTTTCTGTGTTCGCCATTGGTTTTAATAAGCACTTTGATGCAGAGTCTGGTGGTGATGCATCAATCACAAACTCCAACTCAAACTTTGGACAAATTTCTTTAAATTCTTCAGGATTTAAAAAAGAAGCATTTGCAAAAGATAATAACGCCTTCATTACATCAATTGTTGCACCAAGAGCAACTGATGAAACTGAAGATAAGATTGAATGGTTATCTTTAAATGTTAATTTAACTGCGACTTCTGGCATTTCAAGTCACTTATATCTTGCTGGATTTACTTCTCCAGATATTCCACCATCTTCTTTAACGCAGGGATATCGTATTGGTGCAAGAGTTTCTGACAAATTATATTTTGTTGGAGCAGGAATTACATATTTTGCCAATATTTACATGTGTGATAATGAAATCAGTTCATCTGGTCTCACAACAGCATTAGGAACCACAAGTTCTGTAAAGTCTTATACAGTATCTTCTGGTCCAACATCAAACTCATTTACTATTGGTGCAAATAAACTACTAACAGGTGAAAAAGTTAAAATTGTAAGTGATACTGGAGATTTGCCAGAAAATATTACCGCTCACGAGACTTATTATGCAATCACATCAACAGTTAATGGAACTAGAACTGATGGTGTTACATTAACAACATCCCAGATTCAATTAGCATCCTCAGCAACAAATGCAATTCAAGGTCAAGCAATTACTCTTTATGGTGGTACAAGTCTTAAAATTCTAAGTCGTGTATCTGATAAAGATTCTGGAGATTTAGGTTCACCAATTCAATTTGATGCTCAAAATAGTAATTGGTTTATTCATGTCAATGAAAACAACCAAATTTATAATGCTTTAAGTGCAGGTGGTGTGGCAGTCTATGGAGAAACAACAGACCTTGCTTATATAAATCGTATTTCAGATGAGAGAAGTTTAGATGAAAAACTGTATAAATTCAGAGTTGTTATTCCAAAAGAATTACAAAACGCTAAAGATCCTGAGTCTGGATTCGTAATTCAAGAGTCAAGTACCACAGGTGGCAGAGACGCTGCTGATTTTACAAAAACAACAATTACAAGTTCGGAATACAATTACAAGAAGAATCCAAGATTTATCACAACTTGTTCTGTAGCATCAAATACAGTTACTGTTTTATCTGAACTTCCTCATAATCTCAATCTTGGAGATATCGTTGTTGTTAAAAATGTAAAGAGTTCTACAAACACAGCAGGAACTTATAATGAAGGATACAATGGAAGATTTGCAGTCACAGAAATTACTAATACTTATACATTTAAGTATTCAACAACAGATGTAGCAGGTAAAGTTCATAGTGTAGGAACATTTACAGATACAACTGCGACAAGAGATGAGAATCTACCCAGATTTGAAAGAAATGATTGGCAAAGTAATCTCTTTGTTTATAGAAATGAAGTTATTTCACCATATATTTACAATAAACAAGATGGTATCTATCATCTGTATGTGTTGAATGCGGGTAATGCCATTACTGCAAATCAATTTACAAGTTTGAAGTATGGTCAATTACCTACCGACTTGTATCCACAACTTGACCGAGATAATATTGATGCAAACCCACCAGCAGCAAAAACATTTGCTCAAAGGTCACCAATCGGTGCAGTTGTTACTAATGATTTAAAGAAGAGTATTACAAGAGAATCTACAGATATTGCACTAAAAAATATTGGAGTTGGTCTTACAATTTCTTCAGTATCTGATGCTGGAACTTCTGCGACTCTCACATTCTCTAGATTTCATGGTCTTTCTGGAATCGTCACATATTCAACTCTGACTGCAGGTGCGTCTTATACTACTGGTACTTATTATAATGTCAAACTTTTAAATGGTGGTTCAAATCCTTCCTCTGCAACTTGGAATGGTGCAACTGCAAAAGTAGTTGTAACTGGTGGCGCTGTAGTTTCTGCAGATATTATGGCACCTGGTTCTGGATATTCTGCCACTGATTTATACTTTGATGAAACTCGAATTGGAACAGGTAACGGTAATGCAAGATATAATATTACAGCAGCAGGTATTTCTACAAACATTGGTGATGTTGTTCAAATCACTGGTGATGGAACAAAGACTGATGGTTATTATCGCATTACATCAGTTCCATCTGCAACCACAGTTGTAGTTGCAAAATCTGGTGGTGACCCAACAATTTCAAATACACAATATGCATTCGTTGTTGGACCTTCTGTTCAAATAACATCATCAGCGTATACTACGGCAACAGGACTAACAACATTTGTCACACCTTCAGCACATGGTCTTCTTGCGGGTAATCGTTTCCGTGTAATTGATTCTAGTAATGGTAATTTGGGCGATTACTTGGTCAAAGAAAGACTAAGCGTAACTTCATTTACTGCTGTTACAAATGCTGCACTTTCCGCATCTAGTGGTTATATTTTAAAACATGGTTTATCGTCAAATGAAGCAATTTCAGATAAAAGAGCAGAAAATCTTGGAGTTCGTAATGTTTCATTCTATGACAGTGAAACATTTAAACTTACATCTGCTTTAACATCTGGATCTACTATTAATATTGTTAGCAACGGTGGAACAGGAACGGCACAAAGATTGCCTCTAGGTTCTTATATTCAAATTGATAATGAAATTATGAGAGTGTTGAGCAGCAACAACACATCTTCTGCAACTGTTGCTCGTGGTGCTCTTGGAACTCTTCAAACAAATCATGATGTAGATTCATTAATTCGTAAAATTAGTCCAATTGCAATTGAATTCCGTAGACCTTCGATTGTTCGTGCCTCTGGACACACATTTGAATATCTTGGATATGGTCCAGGAAACTACTCAACAGGTCTTCCACAAGTTCAAGTTAAGACTTTGAATGACCAAGAAAACTTCTTAGCAAATTCGCAAGAGCGTTCTGGTGGTGTAGTTGTTTACACTGGTATGAACAACAGTGGAGACTTCTATAATGGTAATACAAAAACTTCTGCATCTAGTGGAGAAGTTATTTCTTATGATATTCCAAATCCAACAGTTACTGGTGAAGACCCAAATAAACTCAGTGTTGTATTTGATGAAGTTACAATTAAAGAGAGACTTTTAGTTGAAGGTGGTGCATCTGGTGCTGTTCTTTCACAATTCGATGGTCCAGTTACATTTAATAAGGAAGTCAGATTAAAAGGTCAAACAACCTTCAGCAATAAACTTAGAATCACAAATACTTCTACAGACTCAGTAACAATTAATGGTGGAGTATCTATTGATGGTGCAACAACCATAAAAGGTGAATTAACTGTAAACACAGGTATCGTTCCTGATGAAGATGAAGGTGCATACTTAGGAACTGCTGCTAAACCATTTAGTGATGCTCACATTGGTGAAATTAGAATTGCACAGACTGATGACAATACAATTGATACTGTCACTGGTAATTTAAAAATAAATGCTACAACTGGAAGCAAAGTTGCAATTCAAACAAGCACCACAATTACTGGCAATTTAGATCTTACTACTGCAGGCGCAGGTTCTGATAGTACTGCAGGAAGAATTAGTGCAAATTATCTTGATGTTCCAAATATTTCACCTGTTGGTAGTATCATGATGTGGCCTGGTGCTCTTGATACTTGGCCAACAGATAGTTGGAGACTTTGTAATGGCACTGCTCTCAATCCAAATAATTATTTTGCATTATATCAAATAATTGGTACTACTTATGGCGGTAGCGTAAGTGGTTCTTATCCAAGCTTTACTGGAACATTTAATCTTCCAAACTTACTTGAAAGATTTATTGTAGGTGCAGGTGGTGATAATACTATTGTAGATGGAACCACAGGATATCCTGTGGGTGCTACTGGTGGTGAAAACAGTGTAGTCTTAGATGTAACTCAAATGCCTTCTCACACTCATACTGTGAAAGCTGTCAAGCAAGGAGGAAGTAGTGTAGGTGGTAATGGAAAAATTGATAGTGATGCTGAAACTCTCACAACTACCCCAACGGGTGGTGGCCAACCACATGAAAACCGTCCACCATACATGGCATTACATTATATCATCCGAGTTCAATAAATACTTAAAAACCATATAAGATGGCAAATTATAGAAAGTCATTTAATCTTCGTAATGGTGTTCAAATTGATGACGACAATTTTATTGTAAATGCAAATGGTCTAGTTGGAATTGGCACCTCAATTCCAACTGCTATTTTAGATGTGCGTGGTGATGCTAAAGTAGTTGGTCTAGTCACAGCAAATAATCTTTATGCTGGTATTGCAACTGTTGGAGTTTTAACAGTAACACAAGGACTATCAGTTTCTGGAGTAGTTGCGGCGACTTCATTTGTTGGAAGTGCTGCTGGATTAACTGGAATTTATGCAGTTGCAGTTGATGGTTGGAATGTAAACAGTGGTACTATTTCTACAACTTCTAATGTTGGAATTGGAACTACAATACCAAATGGAACATTACAAATAGGAACTGGAGTTACAATTAATGCTAATGGAAATGCAACCTATTCTGGAACTATAACAGCAGCAAGTCTTAGTGGTTCTCTGAATGCTTCTAATTTAACAGGAACAATTGATAACGCTAGATTACCTGCAAATATCAACTCTTCAGGTATTATAACAGCAACAACATTTGTAGGCAATCTGACAGGAACAGCAACAACTGCATCTAGTATTTCTTCAAATTCAAATCTTATAGTTAATTCTGTAAGTAGTGCTTTTTCAACATCTGGTATCTCTACAGTTCATACAACACTTCATGTTCCCGGAAACATTGGAGTTGGTACTTTAACACCAAATACACAAATTCATGTTAGAAAGTTTGGAATTTCTTCAGTTCAATTGACGAGTGATGGTTCCAATTCATCAATCATAACCTTTGGTAGAAATGTTAACATTGGAACTGGATCGAGTAATGCTCAATTTAGATTTGGAAATACAAATGGCACATATCCATCAAGCACCGAGCAATCTTTAGATATTATCAATTACGACATTGGTAACTTAAACTTCTATTTGAATCCAGGTGGTGCAGGAACTGGTTCTTATAATTGGTTCAGCCCTACATTATCAAGAATTATGACCCTGACAAGTTCAGGTAATCTTGGGATCAATTCAAACTCACCTTCAGATGCATTATCAGTTATTGGAAATGCGAAAATTAGTGGAGTAACTACTGTTGGTAGTTTAACTGCATCAAGTGCAACAGTTAATGGAACTATTGGAGTTGCAACAAATTCTTCATCATATGCACTTCAAGTTGGTAATGATCCATCATCTTCGAATGGTGTTGGCATCTCATCAAATGGAAATATAATTGCATCAGGTATTGTTACTGCAACTCAATTCGTTGGTGATGGTTCTGGTTTAACTGGAATTGTTGCATCTGGAACTGGTGTTGTAATTCAGGATGAGGGTGGCAATATTGGAACTGCAGCAACAATTAATTTTGTTGGTGCTGCTGTAACTGCAACTATTTCTGGTGGTGTTGCATCTATTCAAATTGCTAATCATTATTCAAACATTGCAGGCATTGCAACTTATGCAACAACCGCAGGAGTAGCAACAAATGCTCAGGGATTAACAGGAACTCCTAATGTAGTTGTTGGCATTATTACTGCCACTTCATTTAGAGGAGATGGTTCTCAACTCACTGGAATATCTACAGCAACAGGTAAATTTATTGATAATGCCGCTGGAATTCATACTACATCTGCAGTTGGTATAAAAACAGACTTACCAAAATCGGATTTACAGGTTGCTAGGTATGGAGTTTCATCGGGAATCGGAACATTTATTGCAGTGGTATCTACAGAACAAATTGTAGATCAGTTTAATGTATCTACATCTAATTTTAGAACTGCTGAATATACCCTTCATATTCAACATGCAAATGGAATTCAAGCACAGAAAGTTCTTGTAATGCAGGATGGAACCACTGCATATTCTAATGAATTTGCGATTATGTATACTACTTCAAATCCATTAGTATCTGTATCCTCAACAATAAGTGCTGGGGTATGTCAACTTAGAGTTACCCCACAAACTGGAGTAACAGGAATAACTACTTATAGATTCTCTAGAGAAACTCTGCTCTGATAAAAATGAAAGAAGGTATAAAGTCATTTGATGAATATGATCATCAGGCTGGTTTAGGAATTGAATATCCAACTGAACCTGGTGCTAAAAAATTATATGCGGTTGGTTGTCATACCGCTGAGGA